TTAAAGGATGATAATAATATTAATAATGCCTATGATACAGATAAGGTTAACGAGGTATTAGATATATATATAGACCTGTGTAATGACTACGAGAAAGTAGTGAATATTGTTGGGTTTACATTCTTTACCGGAATACATAGAGATACGTTAAATGGGTGGGTTAATGGCGTGCAGCTAGGCTCATCAGGCTCCGACATTTGCAAAAAACTTGACGAAATGCGTGAGGAAAGTTTGGTAGGTTTACAAGTTTCCGGCAAAGGAAATCCCATGAACTACATGCCATCACTCAACAAGTATTGCGGTTTCAATATGCCGGGCGTTAGAGATCAGGGATCCAGAGCAAGAGCGTTGACAGCCGAAGAACTGCCACATCTTGGGGCTAATAATTGTATAGGATTGCCGAACAACTCCGACAATTCTGGTTGAAAAAAGCGAGAAAAACGCAATAGACAATTCAAACAATTTAAAGCCCAGTGTTTAATGGTCTTAAGGCGCATTAAATCGTTGATACATTACGCAAAACAAGGGTTTTGCGAATAGTTGTAAAATACGAATGGAATTGAACGAACAATTCAAACAATTTATCAATGTTCAAAGCATGATTCTGCATGGAGGGGGGAGGGGGTTTGATAGGTTGAGAAAATCAGCACTACTAAGTCCTTTAAATATCCTCAAAAACAAAAAGAGATTGGATGGAAAAGTATGAGAGTAGTATCACAAAGCAAAGACGTTTCGCTTGATTTTGACCGAGCGGTATTCACAGCAAATCATGGAATGATAACTGCTATGGTTGATGGAAAAACGTTTACCATTGGGACGTATGCAAATTTAGGTAGAGAAAAAGAAGTATTCTCTGATATGCACAAGGCATTTTCGGCTTTTCAAGTTATTAGCACAAACATGGATAAACAACAGGTGGCCGAAATGTTTGCAGTATCTAAAAACATATCGATCAGATGCGTTGAGATGAATAACTGTATTTGATAACATGGTCTATTACATGCCGGAAAAGTAGTGTTAATATAGCGCTATCGCCAAGCGGTAAGGCACTGGATTTTGATTCCAGTATTCGCAGGTTCGAATCCTGCTAAAGAAACTTGTGAGAGGAAAACAACCATGGTAATTATTAAAACGATTATATCGACGCTGGATGTTATTTTTATGCTGATACTATTTGTATCTGGCAGAGAATCCAAAGACAAAGAAACAGCAATTGCATTATGGGTACTTGTGATGTTACTGTTGCTGAACATGTTTCTGATGTGGAGGTAACAGAATGTTTTATAGTCCAATATTTGGTATTTGCTTTCAGCTGCCTATCATTTGTGCAGAGGAAAGAATACATATAACAAAATCAAAGGAACCGGACAGCACCGGAGATTTACTCAATCTGGATAGCGACGCAGAGCACCAGAGTGAGAAATCGGAGCATCCAGTATAGCTAAACAAAATTTTAAATTACTGGCAACTTGTAAGAGTTGCTTACAAGATAAAAATCCTACATTGCGGCATTTTAATATGCCGTAGCGGAACGTAGTTCAGTTGGCAGAGCACTCGGCTTATATCCGAGCGGTCGCAGGTTCAATTCCTGCCGTTCCGATGGAGGAATGGGTTTAACGATCCATTCCGTAAATTCTCCTTCTTGGTGTTTTTCATGACACATCCTTTCGCCACTAGGACGATTCTGTTAAGGGCGGTGCGAGACCGTCCGGTGGTATTTGCCGCGGAGCGCGGCATTAGGCGTAAGACTATATGGTGATGAATGATGATCGTTCCGTAATTTGCTGACAAGCAATCCATATAGCAGTCAGACTTGATAGTTCGGGTGCCTATCCCACGGTGCCTGAGCTGTCAAAGATATAATTCCCCCATATAGTTAGTCAGTGGCAGAATGGGTATTGCAGGTAAAGAAACCTATCGGTAAGAGTGTTGCCAAGTGGCAGACGGGCGATCATCCGTAGTCAGCAACCACACCTTTTCTGAAACCAATAATGCAAGGTTCGAATCCTTGCCTGTCTAAGCGGTCAAATTATGCTGTTTGCTTGCAGGCGCTCTATGGTTTGGCTGTAATCGGCATTTTGTATGCCTAGTGCAACGCATGGCACGAAAAACATTATTGCTAACCGTCTGATGGCGGTTTCGGAACGTAGCTTAATTGGTAAAAGTGGCGTGTACACGGAAAACAACAACGAGAGCCGGATTGAAGGTTCAAATCCTTCCGTTCTGATGGTGCCGAGCTGATCTGATCCTGTATGCGTAGCGCGGTCGCGTACAGAGATATGGAGTGAGGTGTCCGCGCATTTTGGGGAAGCGGCAACGATTGGAGGTGTTGCGGCTGACTGTAAATCAGTTCCCAAGTGGTAAACACTGGAGGTTCAATTCCTCTCTTCCCCATGTGGTTGGATAGCTACCAACTAGCAGGTAACTGTCGGCACAAGGGACGAAAATGGAACACAGATTGAAATGACAAGATATGCGGATGAATTAAACAAGGAGTGAGATTATGTTAATAGTTGCATTGCAAGATGATGTAGACAATCTGTATGCTATATGGAATGCAGTTACAGATAGATTTTTAGGCGTTAATCTCACAAGAGATTGGGCGATGGACGCAATAATACAATATAAGCATTGCTCTATAGCAGAAGCTAATTCAAGACTAGACAACCCACAACCATTTTCTGACATTGCTAAGGCTATTTGCAATAGCAATATTAAAAGTGCATTAAATGTACTACGCACAAGATGTCACGAAAGTGCAAGAGACAGTTTTGATAAAGGAAATTATGGAATTTTGCATATAGTTACAGCAGACGAATTAAAATAAACGATTGCTGATTATCAGCGGAAAGGAAAACAAATGGACGAAATGAAATCCGGAATGAAAATTGCTTATCAAGGAGTAAAAGAAGAAATGGAAACAATAGTTGCAGAACTTGCAAGAAAAGGAATTGAAAAGCCAAAAGGCTTTAGCGTATTAGAACAATTTGTAGAAGACAGACTTTCAGAATGCGAATAAATATATTACCGGCTAACAAATGGAGTTAGTCGCTAACCAACAAAAATTATTGGCAGAGGTCTTAAGGCACTTCTGCTTTTTTGCGGAGGTGCTTTTCTTTTGGCAAGTTCAAGCCTAATTTCCACAGTAAATGGATATGAAAATTACATACAGGTGCATGGCGTTGATGAACAGGTCATGGATGCCATGGTAGAAGCGGCAAGGGTAGCCATTCTGACAGAAAAGGATGTTGAGTATGGATTAAACGTTTCTGCAAGAGCGAAACAACTGGAAGAACAGTTTATTTTTCAATCCACCGGCGGCACACCATGGGATTTAGAGAAATATTCATTCCAAAACAAGGTATCTTATGAAATTCTGGACAAATATTACGGAATTTTGCTTTTGGAAGCGCAAAACAAAGTTGTAGATAGTGCTTTCCAGTATTTGGAAAAGAAAAGAGAGCCTAAAGAGCGGTTTTACATGCCAAGAAGAAAGCAATTCTTAAAAATCGGACTTATAGATGCGCTGCAAGGCATGATTGATGATAGATATGACATCCTGTGCGTATCACTTGTCCCAGGTGCGGGTAAAACAACGGTTGAAAAAATGTTTCACGCGCTTGTTGCCGGATGGTTCCCTAGAGATTTCAGCCTTTTTTATTCGCACAGCGGAGACATTACCAGAATGTATTACGACGGCGTGTACGATATCGTTACAAATACGGAAGAATATACATGGAATGAAATTTTTCCAAATCTTTCCGTGACGAGCACAAATGCGAAGATGGAGCAGTTTAATGTCGGGAAGTACAAATCGTTTCCATCCGTACAATGTACGTCTGTTGGTAGTAAGAATGCAGGTAAAGTAAGGGCTTCTAAGTTCTTACTGGTTGACGATATGATAGGCGGAATTGAAGAAGCAATGAATCCCATTATCCTTGATAAATTGTGGGATAAATATGCCGTAGATGCCCGCCAGAGAAAGATACAGGACACGGACGGTAAAAACTGCAAGGAAATACATATTGCCACAAGATGGAGCGTACACGACGTCATAGGGCGCATCCAAAATATGTACGAGGGAAATCCAAGAGTAAAGGTTATTGCAGTTCCGGATGTAGACCCAGTTACCGGAGAAAGTAACTTTGAATATGAGTTTTCCGGTTTTACAAAAGAATTTTTTGAAGACCAGCAATTATTGATGGACGACATATCATATCGTTGTCTCTACAAACAGGAACCGATTGAGCGAGAGGGATTGCTGTTTCCGGAAGATAAAATACGCCGGTATCTTAACTTGCCACATGGAGAGGCAGAGATTGTAACCGGTCAATGCGATACAAAGGGAAAAGGAACGGATTACTTTGTTTTGCCGGTATTGCAAAAATACGGAGAAGACTATTACTGCGTTGATTGTGTTTGCGATAACACGGCAGATTATGAGATGCAGTATGAAAATGCAGCAAATGTTTTGACAAACAACAAAGTGCAGGAATGTGAATTTGAGAGAAACGCCGGCGGAGACCGTGTCGCGATGGAAGTAAACAAGCGTGTCGAAAAAAAAGGATGGATATGTAACATTACTGACACACCGACGGAGACAAACAAGGAAGCAAGGATTTTCCAGTGCTCTAACTGGATATTGCAGCACGTTATATTTAAAGACCAATCATTATATAAGCCAAATGAGCCATATGGAGTAATGATGTCTCTTCTCAAGAGATATTCAGTGTCCGGTAAAAAGCAGTTGGATGATGTGCCGGATGTATTTTCAAACTTTGCGCTTAGAGTGACAAATGGAAGGAATGT